ACCTACCGAGTAAAAGTACTGACAAAAGGTATATATACAAAGTAGGTCAGTCCAGACTCGATAAGGTTTCCCAACAATATTACGGTTCACCATTATTTGGATGGTTGATTTTGATGGGTAATCCTAAGTTTGGAGGACAAGAGTGGAATATCGTAGACGGTAGTGTATTGACTATTCCATTTCCACTTGTAACTTCTTTACAAGATTATAAGAATCAATTAGATAATCATTTCTTTTATTATGGTAGATAGTTCAGAAAACATATTAGTAGAATTTGATTATAATAACATCGTAATTGTTGACCCCAATAAAGTAATAGATGCGGATGGAAATTCTAAAGAAAGGTTAATAAATCACGAAAATTTGGTAATGTATGCCAATTTGGAGTGTAAACCAATCCCTAGAACTAAACTAGCTATAGGGTCAGACAATAATGACATTATAAGAAATACGTCAATCGCGGCAATTAATTTTTTAAAGCCCGGTGGAAAAGAATTCTTAGACAATAGTTATACTGACGAAATAACTGGAAAAGACACCCTGAAAGGAATGGGTGATAACCAAGTAAAGGTAGACTCTTTTAAAAACCCTGATAAAGATGATGAGTTTTATACTAGACAAACTCTAATATCAGGAGGTAAACATGGCGCGGTTGATAATGGGTTATTAGGTATAGTTTCAATTAATATAAAACAAAATACCTCATTTACACCAACTGTGACTATAGAATTAGAAGACATTAAAGGTAGGGCATTATTTGAGGGAGGTGATAATTCTCCGTATGCGGTATTTTTTAATTTACCTTATCCTGTTTTTTATTTAACAATAAAAGGTTTTTTTGGTAAAGCGGTAAGATATTCTCTGATGTTAGAGAATTTTACAAGTAGGTATAACACATCTAGTGGTAATTTTCATATTACCCTAAAAATGATAACGTACAAATACAATGTATTGAATGAGGTAAGCATGGCGGCGGCTTTAGCAACACCCCACATGTATACAAATAATTTACCTATAAAAGGAAGTGAAGGAGGGCCATCACAGTCCACAACTGTAAATGATTTACCGGTACAAAAAGGAACTCAAAAAATTAAAGAGATGTATAGTGAATATAAGTCTAAGGGACTAATACCGAATGACTTTCCTGAAATCACTATCATGCAAATGTATTATAGATTAGAATTTTTTATTAAAAATTATTTAGAGTCATTCATTCAACAAAACATGGCTCCACTTAATGACGTTGAATTTTATAGTAAAAAACTAAAAGAATACCAAAATAAAGTTTTTTATATTATAAATGAGTCTTGGTTTGAAACCTACATGGATAAACAAAATTATTTTGTGTCGGCATCAGATGGAATGAAATTGTATTCATTCAAAAAAGAATACTCTGATGAAAAGAAAAAAGAAGAGGCTTTAACAGTATTGAAAAAGTTAATAGTGGAATATAACGATATATTGAACACTAATAAAACTTTAGGGGAAAACGGTTCCTATGAGATAAATGGAAAAAAACAAAGAAGTAGTATTCCCAATAAGATTAAGATTGAATTATTTTATCAATCTCTAACTAATGCGAATGAGATTAATTTAACTGAAACTTTTAAACAGAGAAAAGGTAACCAAGAACCAACTACAGAAGATTTAAATAATTTAGAGAAAGAACTCAATGAAAATAATAATTTTAATGCAGCTAAAATAACTTTACAAGACGGAGAAGCCAAACAAGAAAATATATATTACAAGTTTGGTAATTTGAATAACTCATCTGTTGGAAATTTAAACAAAGTAGTTAACCCTACTTTTTTAAGTGAAATTAACAGAATGAATAAAGATTTAATTGCGTATAGAGAAAAAATACAAGATGATATAACAAAGGCATTGGCTGAAAAGTTACAGAGTAAGAGTACCGGGTTAGGATTTGTACCTTCGGCTAGAAATGTTATGGCAGTAATATTTGCGAACGGTGAGGCTTTTTTAAGATTGATGGATGATGTACATACAAGAGCTTGGGACAAAAGAGATGATAAAATAAGAAAAAATTGTATATTAAATGCTAGTACCTCTAGTGCATCAGCGGATAACGTATCCTCAGGAAGTAATGAAACTCTTCCTATCTATCCATGGCCGCAATTTATAGTTGAAACCAACGGTGAAAATGGAGAGGAAAAATATGTAATTGCATATCCTGGTGACCCTGATTATGTCAATCAAACTAAAGGAAATCAATACGATGTGTGGCCTGAGGTAGAATTTTTGGAAGAATTTTTAAGAGGTTATACTGAAAGACAAGGGGACTCTAAAAACGGACAACCTAACTTTAACGAAGAAAGTGATGTTAAAAGAGTATCTATGAATGGTATGGAATTTCCCGTAACCAATGAGATATTCTCAAATAAAGATGAGGTTAAGTTCTTTTATGAGATTTATGAAAGATTATTTTACACAGCAAATTATTCTAGATTATCTAGAGCCGTTAATTCAACTCAAAGTACTGATTCAGTAACTAGTACGATATCTGACGCCGAGAAAATAAATATGGTTAATGGGTTAGGAACGGATAGCGGTTTCCTAATTGAAAAGATAAAAAACTACGGATTAAATTCTGAAAATTTTGTCCCAACCCTAAAACATATCTCCAATGGAGGATTAGGTAAAAGCTGGCAGAATTATATAAGGGGTATTTTTAACACTGATTATATTAAAAACCAAACAGAAAGTGGGGGATTTCAGATTATTGACATCAGAACGGTAGCTTCTACAAAATCTAATCCTTTGGTTTCTTTAGAAAATGAAAGTGAGTTTGAAAATTTTATAACTGGTAATTCAGAAACAAATGAGTTTGATTTACTAGATACTTTCCCTTTAACCGATGATACATGGGTTAAAGAATCTTTGGCGAATGGTGTTTCGATAGCCAATGCTAAGGCGGCTTTCAACACAAATAAAATAATGACATATAATAGAAGTAATAAAGTTATTTCTAATTTTAATAATGATGACACTGTATTAACAAAAAGGCCAATAAGTAATTTTATTTACGAAAACGCAACAGTACCAAATGTCACAAATGAGACCGATTTGGCTGAGTTTTTCTCTAAAAGAACTTACCAAACTCAGTTCATAACTGAGGGTAATATTAGATATGCGGATTACGACGCTGGAGTTTCTGCCGACCAAGTTAATTCCATGCTTAACACTCCAATGTTTATCAATGCGATTCAGGAAGGAATTACAAAACAAAATAATGGTGAGGATTCTCCATTTGTAACCGCGGCATATTTGTTCATTAATAGTTTACCATTAGCAACTCTTCGTGAAAAGTATAAAACATATAATGCTAGTCAAACAAATAACACTACCAACGATTTAGATTATATAATTGCAACTATTAAAAAATTCAGTGCAATTCATAAGGTTCCTTACGCTTGGGTTTTAAAAATTGGTTCTATTTGGTATAGATACAAAAATGATATCCAAAATAATGTAGATATAATGGACGGGGTTTGGGGGAATTTTGACTATATACAGAATTTTGACCCTATTAACTCTGACCCGACAACCACATATTCATTACTTTTAAACGGTAATAATGTTGAAATAGTTTTAGAAGATGAGGTTAATTTTACTATAGGAGGACCAACACAAACAGTCATTAATACTGGATTTTACCCAAAGTTAATTAATGATTTTAATGTATTTTATCAGGGTGCTGAAATTTTTAACGGGTATACAAATACGGATATTCAAACAGGTATTGATAATGGAGTAAATTTAAATGTTGTATCTGATGCAATAATTAACGGAACCTCAGGATTTGATAGTTCTAATCCGAGTAGAAGTTTGAATTTAACACCATGGTCTGTAACAGTTGATACTGAGGATGGACTTTTTGAATATCCGATACCTTCTCACGGTGGATTAATTAATCAAACTTTTAATGAATGTTTTGAGGGTGATATTGATAATCCTAAACTTAGAATAGAAGTAAGTGGAAATTATGCTATGTATAATGGTTCTGTTAGAGGTATGTGGGCTTGCCCAAATTACGGATATTTTGATATCGGTAAATTAACTAAACCTGACGCAAATCAATACATAAAATATATTAATGTTGATTCAGAAGAACAAGAGAATCATTCATTTAACGGAGGAACCATTGGATACGATTTAATAAGTGAGTTATTTTGTGCTTTCGATAAAAATGCTTTAGACTCCTTTGAAAAAGAGTTTTTGAATTTTGCACAATCAGTAACAAATTATCAGTCATCAACATCAACAGAAGGAGAGTCCATCCCAAAAAAATCATTTAAGAATTTTCAGATGATGATGAGGGAAATGATGAAAGTACCGAAAAATTCATCTGCGGATTTATCTGAAACTAATATAGTTGCTGGTATACAACAATCACAAGCGACCCAAGCTAATAGTTTTCTAAAAGAGTTTTTAAATTATGATATTGTTTTTAAATTGGGAAACCCTTCCGGATTTGATAAAAAACTTTTCTATACTTTTTCTAATAGAGAAATTAAAGATGGATATACTTGGGATAAGTATGTGGAAAATTCTTTACCCACCAATGGGGGTGTTACAACTATTGCTGACTCAGTTGCCAATAATCCTGACGCGTGGAAGGCTTTACAACTTTATGTTGGTTTTTCAGAAATAGAAGAATTATCTTATACGGGTAATGGTTCATATATTACAGACTTTTTTGTTGATTTAAATATAGAATTTACTGATAAAAACATAGAGAACTTAGCTCCGATTATAAAAATTTACGCAACCCAAAAGTTAACCCAAGTACAAAGTGGTGGAAGTTCTACTGTTTTACCTAATACTGAATTTCCTGGTCAAATTTTACAGACCTACACACTTAATGACGCATCAACGGTTACTGTTTATAAGAATAATGACCAAAAATTTGTTGTATTAAGAAGTGAAAATGGAGATACTGAATTTACCGGAGAACAAGTAGAAATTGGAGACCCTAATGATAATACCGCAATAGTTAACCAAGCTATTGAAACTGTATATGGGTTTATATCCCAAAACTCGGACGATGAACAGTTTGTAACTAACATAGATACATCACCAGAACCGCAGTACCCTATAGTCCCTGATGCTAATTCTAAATGGGGTAATGTTACTTTAATTAATTCTATGGATGAGTATTTGAATCAGGTTGACAGATTTCAATCGGATACTATCAATAATCTAATGTTGAGGATGAGAAGTGCTTTGGCAAATGTCTCGTCATCTCAAAACAAACCACCAAAACCATCAGAATTGGATGGGAAACAGACTAAGGTTGAGTTATGGGAATCATTCAAAGCAACTAACGATAAATGGATAGCTGGAGCTAATTTTAAAGAAAAGACATTATTTGAGGACCTTTTGATGTTAGATAGAGCCAGCAGAAATGTTGGAGATAAAGTGTTAATTGATATTTTCAAATTAAAAGAAAAGTTAGTTAACATTAATCCAAAAATGACGGTATTTACCTTTTTTCAGTCTATTTTGATTGAAAATAACTTTGTGATAATGAATATGCCATCATACGTTAATTTTTATAATGTACAAGATGCGGTCAAAAATCCAAAACCAAAACCTGAGGGCACATTAGAATTTGGGAATACCCTATTCGGTACTTTTTTAAATGTTGATTATAGAGACTCGTCGGCTAAAATGGTGTGTATGTACTCGACCAAAGCCTCTGAACACGTTGATATTAAAAACAATGTTGATTATAGGTTCAAAGATGATGCATTTGATTTGAGAAGGGCCTCTGATAATCCACTAGTTGAAAATCAAACTAATAAAACAGATTGGGATAAATCAAACAAAGTGGTCGGTTTTAATGTTGACATTGGAACTCAAAATCAATCAATATTTAAATCATTCGAAGTTTCACAAGAATCAGGACAATCAACCGCAGAATCACTCCAGGTCATAAATAGTATGGCAAATCAGGCTGGAAATAGAGGAGGAGCGACACAGAGTACCTCTCTATATAATATATATAAAAATAGAAGTTATAATTGTAATATAACCATGATGGGTAATGCTCTAATACAACCTACCATGTATTTTAATTTAAGATATGTACCAATGTTTAGTGGTCCATATATGATTTTGGAAGTAAATCACAATATTGCACCTGGCATGTTTGACACAACAATAAAAGGAGTTAGACAACCTACCGCCGCATTACCAAAGGTTGACCAATTTATACAAACACTTAAAACTAATCTAATTAAGAAAATCCAAGATAGATTAAAACAAGAGACAGATTCGACTCAAACTACCGCAACGAATGTTAAATCACAATCACAACAAAGTTATGATAGTTTAAATTCTAATCCTGCTAATACCTTCTCAGAAAATCAAACCTGTAGTGCGAATACTAAGTATGCTCAATACACTAAGGAAGAACCAATTAAATCAACCTCAACTCCACAAGAAGTATATGAGTTAGTTCTTTCTTTATCACAATCCATGTTCCCTAATGACATTGAAAGTGCAGAAATTTTACTAAAATTAGTTTTTGCTAAAATTTACATGAGTTCTTTCGCTAACCCTAACTTCGAAACCTATAACAATAATTATGGAGGTGTCGACATAACCGAGTATTGGGGACCATCATCAGGAATATTCAAAAAAGATTCTAATGGTAATGGGTTATTTTATTGTACGTCGAACAATAGTCCATATGCCTCATTTGAAAATTTAGAAGATTCAATAGACTTCTTCGTCCAAAGATGGAAGAATAGATTTAATGCCAGTCAATTTGCGTCTGATGAACCTGAGTTGTATGCGAAATTCATATTTTTGAATAGCGTGCCAAACAACTCAGAAGAAAATATTTGGGACACACTTAGTGATGTTCAGAAAAATAATTTAATATCAGAATATAATGATGCTTTAAATTTGGCAATCCAAATATAAGTTAAAGGATTATAATTTTTATTGGTTTAAAGATATTTATAAATAAAAAACCATGAGTACGAAAGAAATTTTAGACAGGTATTTAGGTAAAAATACCAGAATTACAGAAAGAGACGCAGGTGCTGGATTTAAGGAAGTTTGTGATTTAGATACGGGTGATTGCTACACAGTAAGAATGAAAGATGGACTCATAGAACGAGTCGATAATACAATGAACACCCATAAAAAAATACAAGTAGAAACCCTACATGGGGTTAAACAACTTTTAAATGGTTAATCAAATGAGAATAGACGAAAAAATTTTAAACGAAATTAGTAGATATAATGAAATTAATAATTATATCGTGGAACAAGATGTACCACCTCCACCAGCAGATGCGGGAGCTATTCCGCCTCCACCTGAAGACCCTGGGGCTTTACCTCCACCACCAGCAGATGCCGGAGCGGTCCCACCTCCTGGTGACCCAGCAGCTGCGGGTGCGGCTCCACAACCTGTGGATGTTGCAACTGACCCTGATGTTGAAAAAATTGGGGAAGAAGGAGCTGAGAAAAAAGGAGAAGAACTCGAGATAACTGACTTAGTTAAGTCTCAAAAAAATATCGAGACAAAACAAGAAGAATATTTCGACAACTTATTTAAACATTTGGAAGACCTAGAGAGTAAGTTATCAAATATGGACCAAATAGTGACTAAGTTGAATGACTTAGAGGCTAAGGTTGAAAAATATAGAGTTAAAAGTCCTGAGGAGAAATTAGAACTACGTAGTTTAGATTCAGGTCCATTTAACCAAAAACTTAGTGATTTTTTCGAAGATAAAGAAATTGATATGGAAAAATCAGGAAAAAATGAGTATGTTTTAACAAAAAACGAAGTTGAGGAGTATTCACCAATCGACATCAAAAAAAGTTTTAGAGACTTTGGAGATGAGGAAACAGGGGACTTCACTGAAGTAAGATAGTAAAGTGGGGTCGAAAGACCCCATTTTTGATTTGACAAACCAATGGCTGACACTTATATTTTATAAACAATTTAAATTTTAATTTTTATGGCGACAAACAATCCTTTAGATGCGATTCTATCGCAGTACGAACAATCAAAACAAGGTGGTTCATCTAACACCTCAAAAATGTCTCAAGATGAAAGAATGAAAAAGTACTTCGCAGCTATCCTTAAAGATAACGAGAAGCAAGGTCAAAAACGACTACGAATCCTCCCAACAAAAGACGGAAGTTCACCATTCAAAGAAGTATGGTTCCACGAAGTTCAGGTTGATGGGAAATGGCAGAAGTTTTTCGACCCAGGTAAGAACGACAACGAACGTTCACCACTTTCTGAAGTTTATGAGGAACTTATGTCAACTGGAAAAGAGTCTGACAAGGAACTTGCAAAACAGTACAAACCTCGTAAATTCTACATTGTTAAGGTTATTGACCGTGACAACGAACAGGATGGTGTGAAATTTTGGCGTTTTAAGCACAACTATAAGAACGAAGGTATTTTGGATAAGATTATTCCAATCTTCCGTCAAAAAGGTGACATTACCGACCCTGATAACGGTCGTGATATTATCCTCGAGTTGACCAAAGCTAAAACCCCAAAGGGTGCGACTTACACAGTTATCCAAACGATAATGCATGATGACCCATCATCGCTCCACGATGATAAGGAGACCAAAGATTCTTGGGTTTCTGATAAATTAGGTTGGGAAGATGTATATTCTAAAAAGCCGGCCGAATACCTCGAAGCTATTGCTCGTGGTGAGGTTCCACGTTGGGATTCAGATGCGGGTAAATACATCTACGGAAATGAACTCGAAGAAACCATGTCTATGGGTGGTAGCAAAAAAATTGTTGACCCACAATCAGAGGACGAGCCAGACGGAGACCTACCCTTCTAATTAAAAAAAAATATTAATCAAACTACCCCTGAAACATGGGGTGGTTTTTAATCAAATTTAAAAATGACAACTCAAGAAAAAATCACACAGAAGATGTATGAGGCGTTGATTAATAAGTACGCTGCTCAAATTTCAGAAGCTGAAGCAACACTTATGGTTTATTTTAATAATCCAGTTGGTATCGGAGAACATCCACAACACTTAGAAGAAATGGATAAGTTTGTTGACCAACTTGCAAGTGCAAAAGATAAACTCGAAGCTTTACAGCAGTTTAAAAAGTATAGTTAATATGGCTATTAAGAAAAAAGAAATCGGTTTGGATTCAATCAAATCTAAATTCTCGACCTCAGCAAAATACAAACCACAACGTTATTTTGATTTGGGTACTGAGTTTTTGGATGCGGTGGGTCTTCCTGGTCCGGCCATTGGACATATCAACATGTTCTTAGGTCACTCGGATACAGGTAAAACAACAGCTCTTGTAAAGGCTGCGGTTGACGCTCAGAAAAAAGGTATTCTACCTGTATTCATTATTACAGAACAGAAATGGTCATTCGAACACGCTAGAATCATGGGATTTCAGTGTGAGGAAGTTGTAGACGAATCAACTGGTGAAATCGATTGGGACGGGTTCTATTTGTTCAATAATAATTTCGACTATATCGAACAGATAACCGAATACGTCAATTCTTTATTGGACGCACAAGAAAAAGGTGAGTTGGACTACAGTCTTCTTTTCCTTTGGGATTCTGTGGGTTCTGTACCTTGTAAGATGACTTTTGAGGGTAAAGGTGGAAAGCAACATAACGCCTCAGTTTTGGCCGATAAGATTGGTATGGGTATCAATCAACGTATTTCAGGTAGTCGTAAAGCGGACTCAAAGTTTGAAAATACTTTGGTTATTGTTAACCAACCATGGGTTGAGTTACCAGACAATCCTTTTGGTCAACCAAAGATTAAGGCGAAAGGTGGAGAAGCGATTTGGTTGAACTCATCTTTGGTGTTCTTGTTTGGAAATCAAAAAGGCGCTGGTACAACTAAGATTACGGCAACTAAAGATAAGAGAACTGTTAAGTTTGCGGTTCGAACCAAAATTTCTGTACTTAAAAACCACATTAATGGTTTAGGTTACGAAGATGGTAAGATTATAGTTACTCCTCATGGTTTCATGGCGGGTAAAGAACCGGCCGAAGAAAAGGCGTCGATTGAAAGTTACAAAAAAGACCATGCAGAATATTGGAAAGATATTTTGGGTGTTGTTGATTTGGATTTTGATTTGAAAGAAGAAGTCGAATCTTAATCCCCATATTTGTGACTAAGACACTATTAATAGACGGTAATAATTTATTGAAAATTGGATTTCACGGTGTGAAAGACTTTTTTCACGAAGGTAAACACGTTGGGGGTATTTGGCATTTTCTAAATACTACCCGACGTTTTATTGAAGAAGAAAACTTCGATAAGGTTGTTGTGTTTTGGGATGGTGAAGGAAGCTCATTAGCTCGTAAAATCATTTACCCCCAATACAAGGAGAACAGAAAACCTGGTCAGGATTTTAAAGAAGACTCATTTTACGAACAAAAACATAGAGTAAAACAATATCTCGAGGAGATGTTTATTCGTCAGGTTGATATTAATAACAATGAGGCGGATGACCTAATTGCTTATTATTGTCAAATCGCAAATGATGAGACTATAACCATTTTTTCGGGTGACAGGGACCTCACACAGTTAATATCCGACAACGTTTCCCTATTCTCACCTAATAAGAGATTAACCTATAAAAAGGGTGATTACATTAAGTTACAAGATGCGGAAATTCCCCACTATAATGTAAAAACATATAAAATAATATCTGGTGACAAATCAGATAATATTGATGGTATCTATTATTTGGGTGAGAAAACTTTATTGAAATTATTTCCTGAAATCCTTGACCGAGAGGTTACTTATAACGATATTTTAACAAGAGCCGAGGTTTTATTAACCGAGGACAAAGACAACAAAGCGTTACAAAACTTACTTTCAGGTAAAACAAAATCAGGTATCTATGGAAATGAATTCTTTGAGATTAACAACAAAATCGTTGATTTATCTAATCCATTAATCACAGAAGAAGGTAAGGAATTAGTCGAACTTTATTATCGCGAAACTTTAGACCCCGAAGGAAGGGGACACAGAAACCTCATTAGAATGATGATGGAAGATGGGTTCTTTAAATTCCTCCCAAAACATGACGAAGCGTGGGTTAATTTCGTCAAACCGTTTATGAAACTAACAAGAAAAGAAAAAAAACAATTTAAAACCAAAAAGTAATTTTTTATGAAAGAGCAAGATTTCACAAAACTTGAGTTTTTGATGATGGTAAATGACAACATCATCGTTCAAAGGTATTTTAACGTTCGAGACTACAATCCGGACGCGAGATACTCATCAGACCTTTATGAATTTATTAAAGAGTTCAAAGAGACTTTAATTTATCGTTTGAAGATGAAAACGGTAGACTATATGTTGGAGAATTCTTATGAGATTCAGGGTAATCCATCCATTTTGGATACGTCTTATACTGACGGTCCAGAACATTTTAACATCTTTATTAAACAAGGGGACATGACAATTTGTCATCGTCAGATTGACGCCAAGATTTTCCCGCCTAAAATAAGATACACCGTAGATATCCGTCCTCACATAAAAAGTTTGCTTTCTTCGCTTACTGACATCTTTTCGGAGAAAAATTTAACTTTGGATTACTCTGGAATTAGTTTGAAGCGATAATATTTATCATTTATAAAGAGAAAAAAACTATGGCGTCAAACAAAAATTTCGATTATTTAGGGTCTTCATTTCAAGTACAATTACTGAATCAAATCATCGTTGACAAGGAATTTGGAAGGTCAATAATTGACGTTATAGAACAACAATATTTTGAGAACAAGTACTTCAAAATCATCTTGCAAATGATTAAGGAGTACTATTCAAAATTCGAACACGTACCCACATTCGACACCCTCGAACAAATAACCAAATCCGAGTTACAACAAGAACTTGCATCCAAAATAGTTTTGGACACGATTACAAAAATCAAAGATTGTCCAATAGAAGGTAGCGGGTTTGTACAAGAAAAGGCTCTCAAATTCTGTAAACAACAAGAATTACAGAAAGCCATCACTAAAGCTCAAAAAGTTATTGATGGTGGTGAGTTTGAGAGTTATGACAAACTCGAGGAACTTGTTAGAGAAGCTTTACAAGTTGGGGAAAGAGAAGACGGTATGGCTGATGTATTTTCTAATTTGGACGATGTATTAAATGAGGATTATCGTCACCCAATCCCAATGGGAATACCAGGTATCGACAGATTGTTAAAAGGAGGTTTGGCAAAAGGAGAATTAGGTGTTATCTTAGCCCCCACGGGAGTAGGTAAGTCTACATTCTTAACAAAAATTGCAAACCATTCGTTTAATTTGGGATACAACGTACTTCAAATATTCTTCGAGGATAACCCAAAGATTATCCAACGTAAACACATCACTTTGTGGACAAAGGTTCATCCTGATGAGTTATCTAACAAGAAGGATGAGGTTATGGATAAGGTGAGAGAGGTACAAAGTAAGATGGAAAACCGTCTTATTTTAAAGAAACTACCATCAGATACTTTGACAATGTTACAAATCAAAAATCAACTTCGTAAGATGATTGCCGATGGAGTTAAGTTAGATATGGTTGTGTTAGACTATATTGACTGTATCGTACCTGATAAGAATTTGGGTGATGAATGGAAGAGTGAGGGTTCGGTTATGAGAGGATTTGAGGCGATGTGTCACGAACTTAATTTGGTAGGTTGGACTGCAACACAAGGTAACAGAAGTTCAATTTCATCAGAGGTAGTAACTACAGACCAAATGGGAGGTTCAATTAAAAAGGCACAAGTTGGTCACGTTATTATCTCAGTTGCTAAGACATTACAACAAAAAGAGATGAAACTGGCAACAATTGCTATAACCAAATCTAGAATTGGTGATGACGGAATCGTGTTTGAAAATTGTAAGTTCGATAATGGTATGTTAGAAATCGATACCGAAAGTTCTGTAACGTTCTTAGGATTAGAGGAACAGAAAGAAGAACAACAAAGACAAAGAGTAAAAGATTTACTCGAAAGAAGAAAACAAAGAGAACAACAAAATAATTAATTAATATGGAGAAGATTTTAGTAGAGAACCCAAATAGGTTTGTTATATTCCCTATCGAACATAACGATATTTGGGAGTTTTATAAAATGCATCAGGCGGCGTTTTGGACCGCTGAGGAAGTTGACCTCTCAGGAGATATCCGTGATTGGGAAAACCTTTCCGAAAATGAACAATATTTCGTTAAGAACGTACTATCGTTCTTTGCGGCTTCTGATGGTATTGTAAATGAAAACTTGGCCGAGAATTTCTATCGGGAAGTTCAATATCCTGAGGCAAAGTTCTTCTACGGAATGCAGTTAGCTATGGAAAATATTCATAGTCTTATGTACTCACTTTTGATTGATACCTATGTGTCAAATCCAAAAGAAAAAGATGAGTGTTTCCACGCAATTGATAGACTTCCAGCGGTCCAGAAAAAAGCTAAATGGGCTTTGGAATGGATTACTAACGCATCATTCCAAGAACGTCTTGTGGCTTTTGCGGCTGTGGAAGGAATATTCTTTTCAGGTTCATTCTGCTCAATCTTTTGGTTGAAATCGAGAGGATTGATGCAAGGTTTGTGTAATGCAAATTCACTAATTTTTAAAGATGAGAATCTCCACTGTGATTTTGCAATTCATCTTTTGAACAACCACTGTGAGAACAAACCAAGTGAAAAAAGAATTAAAGAGATTCTATTGTCGGCTTTGGAGATTGAGAAAGAATTTATCACAGAATCACTACCTGTTTCACTTATTGGTATGAACTCCAATTTGATGAAACAATATTTGGAATTCGTGGTTGATGGTCTACTTGTTAAATTTGGTTTTAAAAAACAATTTAATGTTGAACAACCATTTAAATTTATGGAACAAATTGCCGTTGAGACCAAAGGTAACTTCTTTGAATCAAGAACGGTTGAATACCAAAAAGCAAAGTTGAACGAAACATTGTCCTTTACGGATGACTTTTAATTGATTATCTTTATAAACTATGATGTCCTTAAAAATTAAAAAAAGAGGCGGGGATGACGCGTCCTTTAACCCTCAAAAAATATATAACCGAATTAAACGGTCCGCAAAAGGTTTGAATGTAAATTCAGACGAAATCTTTATTAAAGTAATCACTTCGGTACCAACTGAAGGTGAGATTACGACCAAAGATTTGGATAAATTAATCTATGAGATAGCTGCTGCTTATACTGGTAGTCACCACGATTATTCACGTCTTGCGTCATCTGTTGCAATTTCTTCGTATCATAAAGAAACAAACCCAAGTTTCTCAAACACTATGATGGAACTTTACAAAGAAAAAATTGTTAATGAGGAGTTTATCAATATGATTAACAGTTACGGTCCGTCAAATATTGATGAGGTTATCAATCACGACAATGATTATAACTTTGATTACTTTGCTTGGAGGTCACTACAAGAGATGTATCTTTTGAAACTTCCAAGTGGTAAGACAATCGAGCGTCCCCAACATATGTACATGCGTGTTGCAATATGGGTAACAAAATCATTTGAACAAGCGGTTGAATACTATAAGTCACTTTCAAGTCAACTTATTTCACCGGCAACTCCAATTATGATTAATGCAGGTACAAAGGTCCCACAACTTGCTTCTTGTGTATTACATTACAATGATGCAGATTCTCGAGAAGGTCTTTTGAATACAATGAGAGATATTTCCACATATTCATCAGACGCTGCGGGTATTGGTCTTTCTATGTCAAATATTCGTAGTAAGGAAAGTCGTATTACATCATCAGGTGGATTTGCCGGTGGTCTTTTGAAATATCTGAAAATTGTTAATGAATCACTTCGATTCTTTAACCAACAAGGACGCAGACCAGGTTCTGCGGCAATTTACTTAGAGCCGTGGCACAAAGATATTTTTGACCTTTTGGATATTAAAAAAAATACAGGTGCGGAGGAGTTGAGAGCTCGTGATTTGTTCACCGCACTTTGGATTCCCGATAACTTTATGAATGCGGTTAAGAATAACGAGGATTGGTATTTGTTTTGTCCTAACGATATTAAAAAATCAGGAATCAAACCATTACAAGAATGTTTCGGTGATGAATATGAGGAAAATTATAACAAAGCCATTAACTTAGGTATTGGTAAAAAAGTTAAAGCTCAGGAAGTTTGGTCAAAAATAATTGAATCCCAAATCGAGACAGGAGTTCCTTATTTGTGTTCTAAGGATAGTGCAAATAGAAAAACTAATCATTCAAATATTGGGGTGATTAAACAATCAAATCTGTGTAACGAAATTTATCAATACACAGATGAAAATACTACGGCAATTTGTACTCTGTCATCTATGGTTTTGAAAAACTTTGTGAAAGACGGGGAATTTAACCACAAACTTTTATATGAGGAGACTCGTAAAGTTGTTAGAGCCCTTAACAAAGTTGTAGACATTAACAACTACTCAACTGAAAAAGGAAACAAGGGTGGACGTGAACAAAGAGCAATTGCTATTGGAACTCAGGGACTTGCTGATGTATTTTATTTGATGGATTATATCTTTACATCTGATGAAGCCAAGAAACTTAACAAAGATATTTTTGAAACAATTTACTTTGCGGCAATTACTGAAAGTTGTCGTTTATGTAAGTCAGAAGAATATAAACCATATGATTTTTTTAACGGCTCACCAATGTCAGAAGGGGTATTCCAATTTGATATGTGGGGTCTGAATGAAGGTGAATTATCAGGAAGATGGGATTGGAATTCATTGAAAGAAGAAGTTAAAGATTATGGTGTTTGTAATTCTTTATTCACTGCTCAAATGCCTGTGGCGTCATCGGCTAAGATTACGGGTTCATATGAAATGACAGAACCAGCTCACTCGGCAATCTTTAACAGACGAGTAGTTGGCGGTGAGATTATGATTGTTAACAAGTATTTGATTAATGATTTTGAAAAACTCGGTATTTGGTGTGAGGACCTAAAGAATGAGATAATTCTAAACGAAGGTTCTATACAAGGGATTAATTTCAACAATTACTTAGACCCTGAGGACAAACAATACAATAAAAAAGTTAAAAGAATTGAACACCTGATTCCAAAGTACAAAACAATTTGGGAGATATCTCAAAAGGCGTTGATTGAAATGGCCGCTGATAGAGGTCCTTTCATTGACCAATCACAATCAATGAACATTTATATGGGTAACCCATCTTTGTCTAAGATTTCATCCTCACATTTCTATAGTTGGGAAAAAGGTTTGAAAACACTTTGTTATTATGTTAGAACAAAGGCAATTTCAACGGGGGCAAAACACTTGGCGGTCGATATATCAAAAATGTCAAAACCAAATGTTACACCTGAACCACCAAAAGTTGATTATAGTAATATGAATTTACCACCAAAACCGGTAAATTCTGAGTTTGAATGTTTTGGATGTTCATCATAAAATAAATCCCGAGAAATCGGGATTTTTTATTTAAGATATTTATTAATATGGCGATATATAATGAAAATATTGAATTGTTTAAATGTTTGGTGAGAGTTTCTCACTTTACTAAAAATCCTGAAGATGACAATAAATTCCATAAAGCTTATGCCTTTGCGGTACAGTCTGTTGCGGGAAAAATCCTAACATTTCACATAATGACCGACTATGGTATGATGAGGTCACGAGTTCCAATATCAGAAATATTCATGAAAGAACCTGAAAAAGATATACCATTTCATTTCAAACAACTTTGGGATTGTTTTTCTGAGAATGTTACAATCACTACTTATGATTATTTGTATGAAAAAAGATGTCAGGTTGTTCTTCGTGATGGCTCTAAAGTTTGGGCAACTTATTTAATGACTGTCGATTGGTATAGAAATCCATATTCTGACGAACCTTCGGATTATAAGTGCGGTCACATTTTAATAGCTGATGACGGATACTTATTATGTCAACCAAACAATAGAATTTATTGGAGAGACTCAAATTGGGTAACTAATAAGTTTCCAATAGAACCAAAATTAATTAAAGTTGATACGGATTTACCATCAGTTGAAACTTTATCTGATAGGTGGGTTGCTGAGGACGGAGATTCATACTATTATAATATAAAACAAACAGATTAGTATTTATTATAAATGGCACAAGGTAAAACATATGGTATTGGATTTCCATTCAGGGATTCTTTTAACGGGACTTATTTTAATTTAACTAATACTAAAGACGAAGAAATCAGAACTGATTTGGTTCATTTATTATTAACTAGAAAAGGTACAAGATATTTTTTACCTGATTTTGGAACAAGACTTTATGAATATTTATTTGAACCTTTAGACGGTCCTACATTTTCTGAAATAGAGGCCGAAATAAGAGATTCTGTAAGTGAATATATTCCAGGAATTACGGTGACAAAAATAGATATTAAACCAGCCTCAGAAGGAGACGAAGATAAAGGTTCATATATCAATGATAATGATGAAAGAGTTTTTAGAGTACCTGGAATAGGTACTTTAGAACATACCGCAAAAATAAAAATTGATTACAGAATTAACAGTGATGTTTTTAATGCAAGTGATTTTGTTATAATTAATATTTAAAGATATGGCAAATAAAAAAATATCCTACACCACTAGAGATTTTCAGTCGATAAGAACTGAGTTAATAAATTTTACACAAACATATTATCCTGATTTAGTAGGAAATTTTAATGATGCGTCTGTTTTTTCGGCGTTATTGGATTTAAACGCGGCTGTTTCTGATAACCTACAGTTCAACATTGATAGAAGTATTCAGGAAACTGTATTACAATTTGCTCAACAAAGGTCATCAATTTACAACATAGCTAGAACTTATGGTTTAAAAATACCGGGGCAAAGACCTTCTGTTGCTTTAGTGGATTTTTCTATTACAGTTCCTGCATTTGGTGATAAAGAAGATTTAAGATATTGTGGTATTTTGAGAAGAGGTTCTCAGGTAAATGGTGCGGGACAAGTTTTTGAAACTGTTTATGATATTGACTTTTCATCACCGATTAGTGGAGACGGATACCCAAATAGGTTAAAAATACCTGTTTTTGATGCCAATAATAAACTCCTAAACTATACTATAGTAAAAAGAGAAACGGTTGTTAATGGTATAACAAAAGTGTTCAAAAAAGTTGTTACCCCCAATGACGTTAAGCCTTTTTATGAGTTGTTTTTACCTGAGAAAAATGTGTTAGGTGTTACTTCTGTTTTATTAAAGGATGGAACATCATATGCCAATGTTCCATCGGCCCAAGAATTTTTGGGTTTAGATAATAAGTGGTACGAGGTTAAGGCTTTGGCGGAAGATAGAGTTTTTATCGAGGACCCGACTAAAACATCTGATAGACCTGGTGTAAAAGTTGGAAAATATATTACTACAAATAGTAAGTTTATAACTGAATATACACCGGAAGGATTCCTTAAAATGACTTTTGGTGGAGGTAGTCAATCTGCGGATGAACAATTAAGAGAATTTGCTAGAAATGGGTATAAGTTAAATTTATATAAGTACTCAAATAATTTTGCACTTGGAAGTACTCTGAAATCAAACTCAACAATTTTTGTTCAGTATAGAATAGGTGGAGGTACTAATAGTAATTTGGGAGTAAATGTGATTACTCAATTAGGTACTGTTTCTTTCTTTGTTAATGGGCCATCAGACTCTATTAACAATACTGTTATAAATTCATTAAGATGTAGTAATGTTACTGCCGCAATTGGAGGAGCAGCGGCTCCGACTACAGAGGAAGTAAGGAATTTAGTGAGTTTTAATTTCGCAGCTCAAAATAGAGCAGTTACCGTAAATGACTATGACTCTATAATTAGAACAATGCCATCACAGTTTGGAGCACCGGCTAAAGTGGCAATTACTGAGGATAATAATAAAATAAGAATCAAAATGTTATCATATGATGATAACGGTAAATTGACAGAAATAGTATCTAACACTCTTAAAAATAATGTGGCAAATTATCTCTCAAATTACAGGATGATAAATGATTACGTTTCAGTTGAAACTGCTAATGTTTGTGATTTATCTTTGACAATCGATGTAGTATTAGATAGTAGTCAAAACCAAGGGGCTGTTATATCATCCATAATAAATTTAGTTTCTGATTATTTTGACCCATCAAATAGACAAATGGGTGAGAATGTCTATATATCTGAACTAAGAAGACAAATTCAAAGTGAAAATGGGGTAATTTCTTTATCCGATATTGTTGTGTATAATAAAGTTGGAGGGTCTTATTCTTCTTCTCAAACATCTCAAAGGTATTCAGATAGTATCACTAGACAAATTGATTTGGTTGATGATACAATTTTTGCAGAACCTAGTCAGACCTATCAAGTTAGATTCCCAAGTAAGGATATTAATGTTAGAGTAAAGAATCTTTCTACTGTCAATTTTTCCTGATAATTTATTTTGCTAACTAATGAACTATCATTTAGTAAAGTGGCGAATAAACTATTTATGAAAAAAGTGGTTAATGGGTAATTCATATAGATTAAGAACAAAGGTTGGTGTTGATAAGGCACTAAATGTTGCATTAGAACAAGATTTTGAATCGTTAGAGATTCTTTCCTTAAAAATATTACAAAGTCAAATTTACACTAGACAGTGTTCTGATTATGGAGTTGTTGTTGGTAGAGTTACGGCCAATAATGGACTTGGTATACCAAATGCGAAGGTATCTATTTTCTTACCATTAAATAGTATTGATGAAAACAATCCCACTATTAGTGCAATATATCCTTACAAAACTCTAAATGATTTAAATGACGATGGATACAGGTATAATTTATTACCATATGAAAAATCTCACGGAGGTCACACACCTACAGGAACTTTTCCATCTAGAGAAGATGTTTTAATAATACCTGAGGTATCCGAAGTATACGAAAAATATTATAAACTAACGACAAAAACAAACGATAGTGGGGACTATATGATATTTGGAGTTCCAATTGGAACTCAAATAGTACATTTAGACGTTGATTTATCAGATATTGGTGAATTTTCATTGTCACCACAAGATATGGTAAGACTTAATTTGGCTAATGAAAAACAAGTTTCAGGTACTGAATTTAGGGCGTCAACAAATTTAGGAGAATTACCACAATTAAAACAATCTAATAGAACTATCGAAGTAGTTCCTTTATGGGGTCAACCTGAGATTTGTTATTTGGGTATCACACGATTGGATTTTGATTTATCACAGGAATTTGGTGTAAAGATAGAACCTGCATCAATTTTCATGGGTTCAATCTTCTCTAATGTGGATAAAGAAGCCGTAAAACGTAACTGTAAAGTTAGAAAAAAAATTGGTAATTTGTGTAATTTAATTACAGGACCTGGTGAAATTTTGGCAATCAGACAAACAATAAATTTAGACGCTGATGGAAGACCAGTTTTAGAAACTTATGAATTGGAAAACGGTGGTAAATGTATTGACGAAAATGGTACTTGGTTAATTGATGTTCCGATGAATTTGGATTATGTGTATACCGATGAATTTGGTAATCGACAAATATCTAATGACCCTAATGTGGGTATACCAACTAAAGGAAAATATAGGTTCAAAGTTAAGTGGGAACAGGCTCCATCTTTGGCTAATGAGGTAGTAAGAGGAGCATTTTTAGTTCCAAATATTAAAGAATGGGGTTGGGATAGTTATGACTTTGACCCATCAATACAACAAACTGATTTTCTGACTGAAGCCTTTGGAGGATGCCCTCAACCCACAACAACCCTATTAGATACACCAGAATATAGACAAGTAAGGGCGTCTTATGCGTTCAGTTTAGACTGGAAAGATTATGGTGAAACGGATAGTTTTGGAGATTTGACCTCAACCGGAAACCTCATGATTGATGAGGCGGTTAATTGCGAGGATAGATTTTATGAGATGATTCATAGTAAAGTTTATACAGTTTCGCAAATGATTTCTGAACATAGAGGAGGACTCAATAGATATAAAATAATAGCAATTAAAGATATTTTGAATGAAGACTGTGAGGGTACCCACAATAAGTTTCCGACTAATGATGGAATGTTTCAGAGTGATATAATTTACACACTATTCAAATTCGTTGTAGGTATATTCACACCAATATTAATGGCTATCATACTTTTAAAACACATAGTTGGTTTAATCGTATGTATTCTTTGGGTAGTTATGGAGGGTATTGCGGGTTTCATATGTGCGCTTGCAGATGGTATTTGTGCAATCTCGGGAGTTTCATTTTTGGGAATAAGTCCGTTTGGTTTCTTAAGTGGATTATGTGATACTCTTAGTCGAGTATGTGACAAATTCCAAGGTATTGCGGATGATTTTGAGGATAAATGTAGAAATAGTTCACTAGACCTTCCTATGTTAACATATCCTAATTGTGAAATGTGTGATTGTGACGTACCTCCACAAGATGGTGGAAGTCAAACTAACATTGGCTCAACATCATCTGCCGCGGGAGAATTATTGGCCACGGCTAATTCAATAGGAGCCTCAACATTTATATCGGCCTTTTTCCAACCGTCTAGTTGGAGAGTTTGTCCGGCGGGGGCTCCTGAGGCGGCGTATGGGTTGATAATGGCGGGAAGACCTTATAATAATACTGAAACTTCTAGAGCACCATATCCAGTTCCGTTTGAAATTGATTCCGAACCAGGTTTTGAGTTTATGTATTCACCAAGCTTACCATTTTGGGAAAGGTTCAATGTCTTTAACACTAAATCTAAGTATTTTAATAATTCCGCTTCTAATCCTGGTGGTGGTTATAATAGAATTAAAGCGTCGTTTGCTTATGATTTACCTGGAAATGGTCTTGATAAATGGCACATGGATAATGTAATAGTATTGATGACAAAACCATCAGTTAGTTGGACTCCTGGACAAATGGTATCTTTTTCAGACCCATTACAATCCCAAGACCCCAACTTGACGGGTTTAACCGATGACAATCAATTCAATAATCGAGCAACTACTGGAACAACAAGAGGAACTCCGGTAATTGAGATTAATGACCCTAACAATCCTACAGATGATGATATATTATATTATCAAATTAATAGTGCGGAAGTATTATGGGCGAATCCTGATGGTAGCGGCAACCTGTCTACATTTTACAATTTAACCGCAAGAACAAATAACAACTATGCGAAATTTCAAATGGATACTGAATATTTCCAAGTTATTCATAATACAACTGTTGGTGACTATATGGCTAAGGCCGCGTCAGTTGGTAATTTTGCTCCTGAAACGTTGTACAATAGAATAATGAATAGTAATATGGCTACTTATCAATATCTATTTAGAACAGATGTGCCTGGAGGTAATTTTACTTTTCCACCAATACCACCATTTGATTATCCCCCCGATTATGTATACACTTTCAATACTTATGAGGATAGTGGTAATTTAGGTTTTGGTTGTTTTAAAAATTTTAATGACCAAAAGTTAATTTTCTTAGTAAGAGGGGTTGACCCGTATTCAACTAGACAAAAATGTAGATTTGATATAAGTAGACTATATGGTGCCGATACTAATTTTTTAACTTCTTGGTCTGCAAATCCTGATTTTATAGTTGAGGGTGACTTTAAGTTAAACATACCGGTACAAGGTAAATTTAGATGTATTCCACACTATGGTTCTAACGGGGCTACTGACCCGTATACACCTTATCATTTATTCCATCCATCATATGAATTATCTTTTGACCCCGCAATTTTTACACCATTTACTTCTACTGCAACAACTAATTATTCTAGAATTGATAGCATCCCCGGCAATTATATATCTGGACCCCCTTTTCCAGTTTCGGTTAATGATAATGGACCTGATAATACATTAAGAATAGACGATAATAATAGATTAACACAAGATTTTAGGGAACATACACCAATTCCATCTTATTCTGTTTTTTATGCACCTTATGGTACTCAAAATTACGCACCGTCATATACACCCCTTGCACCTACTTACACTGTGGGTAGTATTACCTTAGATGCATTTTACAATACTACCACAAATGGGGCGGCATGTAGAGGTTATTTTCGTAACGAAGTTATAGAAGGAGGTTCTTATATGTATGTTGGGCCTAGCCAAGACAACTTAGCGGCGAGGTATACAACTGCCGTTCTTCCGGGGGCTGTTCCTCCTTTGTACGGATTTGCGGTTCCCCCAAGATACAGCTGGACCCAAGGATTCGAAACCACCACCCCATTCTCAACATATTTTTGTTTTACTTACAACTCAGGTATGATTTTCGATAATTCAGAAAGGATTGTCATGAGGTCGGATAGATTGTTTACATCTAGTAATAGATTATATGCGAATGGAACATCGACACCCCCTGACTACTATTTTGAAATAGTATATCCATTGATGGCTAATAATTTATTATTAGTTAATAAAGTTAACGATAACGGATTAATTAGTACTTCCTCAGCACCGCCCTCTACAGGTGACGCCGGAGCTGCTCAAGATAACGCGTCGGAACTAGCTGCTAATCCGGCTTTACCAAATAATGTTGCAGAATCCTTGGATTGTGCAGGTTTAGCTCCACTTAGATGTTATGGTACCACTCCAGATGGTTTATTAACTTTGGAAGCGGACACCAATAACGATTGTTATCGAAATGTTGTAAGTATAGGTAGTATAAATATTAACCCACCACAAAGAGATTTAATAGTTAAAAATGGCTGTTATAAATTAGTAACCGCACCAATGATAACAATTCCTTTAGATTTTTATTTGGTATTCGAATGGTCAGCTAGAATTAAAATGAATTTTGCGGCATGTAGAAATGTTTTTGGACACATGTTTACAAATCAGTGGATTAATGGAACTCTATTTATGTATCCTATTAGGAATCAAACAAGATTTACACCCCCACCTGAAAATGCTCCATATATTTGTGCTTGTAACCAATTAGTGTTTCCTGATTATGAAACAAACGTTTTGTATTATAGGTCATCTCCTTATCGACAAGGTACAGGATTTTTAGGTAAAACAAACGCATTTGGGGTCGGACCATTCGATATTGAGTTCGAGGATTCATCTGGTGCAAATGTTAAATTGTTGCAAAATCCAACCACTATTTTGGATATGGGTCCTAGAACTAATTATACTAGTGAATTAGTTTTAGACCCAAGATACGAGGGTTATATAATGAATCGTTTATATCATACTTCGTTTAAAGATGTCTCAGAATTAATAAATCAGTTTTTCTTAGGTAGATTGCTTAGTAGAAGTATTGCTGGTATTATATTAGGAGAATTAGCAGGAATCGTTGGGGGAGGTGCCGCTGGAGTTGCCTCAGACCTAATTTTGAGGTTATTTAATGACAGAGGATTTAAAAAAGTTGATGGTGACTACGCTCAGATGGTTGCAATAAACTCACAAATAGGGATTAAAGAATTCGACCCAGATGAATACTATGGACCTGAACCAAACTCAGTTCCAATTGTACCAACTAGTTCTGTATATTTAAATCCATCTGGTGCTAGGTATAATGTGTTTGGTATTTTTTATAAGGAAGAAATACAACTTAGAGATTGGTTGTCGCCTCATAGATTGGTTGTTACTCCAACAGGTGATTGGTCAAATCCATGTGTATACAATGATATACCAATATTTTCCCAACGGGTTCCAATTTATCAATGGCAGATTAAGGATAATAGGGATGGAAATACTGCTGATAGTATTTTTGGTGACCAAAATAATGATTGGGCCACTGACCCACTTTCGGTATTTTTTGATTTTTATTACCAAGAATTTGATAGACTAGGCGCGTCTTCTCCAGATTCTGATTTTATGCGTCCCGAAAATCAGACTTTGTATACTTATAATAAAGCTTACATATTCAACGTAAATCCGGCCGGAGAAATTGACCCCCAACCGCCATTACCACCAGGTAATAGTAACCGAACTTTTACATCATCTGGACCCTACTACTTTTACTTTGGTATAAGTTTAGGTAAAACTGCTTACGATAGATTTTTGGTTAAGTGGATAAAAACTGATGTTTATGAATTTTAATGGGTAATCAACAAGAAATAAGACTTTTATTAGGTTCATTAAGATATAAAAGTGCTGTTGACGTTGATTTCTCAATCAAGGTGCCTTTTGTACAAACTGTTAAAGAACTAACTGAATATGATAGAAGTGTTGATATCGATTTACAAATTGTTTTTGATAGAGAAAGACAAAAATCCACAACATTCAGACCGGCAACCAAATTTAGTTTTGTATTCAAAAATTCATATACAGGTGTTAGTACCTATGAACCATTCATAAATAGTTTATACTATGTGAACGGGGCAACTGACGCTCAAATACAATGTACAGGAGGAACATCACCAACTCTATGGGCGGGATTTCCTGGATATGACGAGTTTAGTTTTATTAGAACTGATTACAATTTTTTGGGTTACACGGCTCCTGATTCAAGTACTCCTCCTGAATACCATCAAATTCTAGAAGCTAAAAGCGCGACATCGTATAATTGGAGTTTTTATGTTAGTTACCCTTATGAAAATATAGTAAATGAATCATTGAATGCGGTTCTTTATGATGGTAGTACAATTTATGATTTAAATTGGGACGTTGACGATGGAATACCATTTTACATTAGAGATACTACTTTAAGCGGACGTAGACTAATTACCTTTGTATGTCCAATGAAACACGGACTTAGTGTCGGTGAATTCGTAGAATTAAGTTTTAGTTACTTGGGTAATAACTTATTCCAAATATATTCTTTAGGTGACGGGACTTATGAAAGTGATTTATACGTATTTAATATTATTAATGTCGGATTCTTAGGTACAACATTTAATCCGGGAGTACAAGGTACAGCTAAAAGGGTTATTTTACAAAACGCACCTGTAGAGTCTAAGTCAAAGTACTATATAAGAAAACATATTATCCTAAATAACACTGAGGATGTTGTTTTAGTAAATTCAGGATTTGAAACTAATGTGTTTAAAAATGAAAAAAAATACGAATACGCCGCAAAAACTCCAAATAATGAGGGTAAAATTTCTTTGAAAGAAGGTTCAGATAGTTATACTTTGAGTTTTAATAAAGATTTTGATTTAAATAAATTATTAGATAATCAAAAAAGACCGGTATCTGAATTATTTATTACGGTTGTTTGGAAAGGATATATGGGATGGACCCAAGGTTTAAAGTGGGGATTTGATTTTAATTTACCACTTATGCCGGTTTTCAAAACACCGACAGCATGGTGGTCATCACCTAATTCAAATACATATTTTAATACAACCACATATAATAATTTAAATCCTTATCCATATGTTAACAATTCTGCGGGTATTCCGTATAATTTTACATATACAAATGCTTTTATAAGTGGTGACACGATAGATGGAGATTTATGTGAATGGAATGATTATGAACAAACTGAAAGAGTAATTTCTCACAGATATCATAAAATTAATTTCAATAACAATAACTTTTTATGTGTGTTGCAAGACACGGATGGTTTTCAGTTTAATCCTGGGTATTTTTATCAACCACTATATTCTATACCAATTAGGGCTTATTCTGATTATATAGAAGAGGG